GAGGCGCTGCGGATTACCCGAAGCATCGACGACCGCATGCTTATTCTCGTCGTAATGGATGCCACGCAAAAGCTCATACTTCTCACGAGAAGATTCGGCCATCTTCACCTTGAGTTCGACCTTCGCCTTGCCAGAAGGAATCGAATACCCCTCCTGGAACAGCTCAATGGCTTCACCATCGGCTTCTTCCGTCCACTCCATGCCGCCATCTTCGGTGAGCAGACCCAAAGCCTTAAATGCCGAGGCCAAAGTCACCTTCGCTTTCGCACCATCAGCGACGCTCGGAATTGCCGTCGCAAACGGGGCCACTGCGATCTTCCCAGAGGCGGGAATAAAAATCGCAGAAAGATCATTGCCAGCTGCATCTGCTGCCATGTCAGTTTCCTTCCTCGAATGCAGGAGAACCTGCAATAGCTAGAACCGTGAAATTCAGTGGCATCGTGTACAAAACTCCGTAGGACTCATCTGCAATCGGATAGGGCCACCGCCCATCCGAGACAGTCACCACGGGTGAGGACACATCCATACCCAGGCCCTCAACAAAGCCCGCAACAGCCACCGCGAGCGCGCGGGTGGTTTTTTCGTTGGGTGCTTTGCAGGTGAGTTGCCCGGTGAATGTGCCGGTTGCGATTGTTTCTCGTTCGATTCCGTCGTCGCGTATTGCGATCCAGGTTGTGGGTTGGGTGTGCGTGTCAGGCCAGCGTGTGTCGACGTGTGCGGTTGGGAATTTTTCGGCGAGGCGTTGGGCTATCCAGGTGGCGATGTCAGGAAAGTAGGTGTGTGTGGTGTTCATAGGCCTTTTTTGACTTTCTTTACAGCGCGCGCGAGGTTGCCGGTTTTTGCTTCGACGAATACGGCGTGGAATACGTCGGCTACTACTCGTTTAACGATTCGGTGCTCGGTGCGGATCGTCTCGATGTGGATTGAGTCCCGGTAGTGGCGATATCCGGGGGTGCGGATATTCGAATAGGGGGCTGTTGCCTTTGCTTCGAGTTCGACCTGTCGGGCGATTGAGTTCAGGGTTGCTTCCATGATTGGACTTTTCCCGATCTCGTTGATGAGTTTGTTCATCTCCTCGTCGTTAACGATGACTTTGACTGACGACACGTTATCCTCGTGTTTCCTCGACGGGGATTTCGCAGCCTGCGTTCCATCCGGTGAATGGGTTGGAGTAGGGCATTGGGTTTCCCGTGACCTCCCACAGGTTTCCGTTTTCGTCTCGTATTCGATCCCCGACTTTTACTGGTACTGAGACGTTTCCGGGGGTGTAGATGGAGGCTCGATTCGTTGCTTGGAGGCGTTCGACGGTGGTTTGTGAGTAGGTGGAAGCGGGTGCGAAAAAAGCCCCTGGGAGGGGGGTTTCTTCTGCGGGGTGTTCGGGGTCGTTCCATTCTGCTCGTCGCGTCCCTCGGCCTGCTGATGCGTGGATCAGTGGTCGCCGTAGCCTGGTCAGTGTCATTTAAGTGTTCCCATTCATCAGTCGATAGCGAGACAGGAGGGTTTTTTCACCCTCGAAAAGGGCGGTTCCTCCGACTTGTCCATCGATGCGCGTTGCGTGGCGCACGGTGAAGGGGCCTGCGCCCTGGGATATGACACCCGTTCCGTGTTCAGATGCCACTCGTGCGCGGGCAGCGATCTGTGCGGCCAGGTCGAGGACTTCTGGAACCTCGGTTAGGTCGTATCCGTGTGTCATATCGACGCTGACTGAGCCTGGGCGGTCGGGGAATGTTCCTGACCTGAGTGTGATTACGCCGTTTTCGTCCCAGTCGCACTCGTTTGTCAGGTCGGTTCCGTCTACCACCAGTGAGTGAAGCTCACGCAGTTTCAGGGTTGGCAGGATAATCGTGCGGCTGCCTAGAGGTGAGATTTTCACCTGGTGGCGGCACGCGGGGGCCACGTGCCAGCGGCAGTATGCGCGGATAACGCCGCTGGCAGCATCGAACGGGTCGATAGAGCGCTCAGCCTTCAGTGGGTTCAGGCTCATTCTTCTTGCGCTCCGACTTCGGCTCATCTTCCGGCGTCTCAGTTTCCAGAGGTTCGCCTTCCGGTTCAGATGCGATTTCGCTCGACGGATCATGCAGTGCGCCACTTTCAACGAGCTTCTCGTACTGCTCGTCGTTGACCTGGACGCTGATGAGGACTCCATTGACCATGATGTGGGCAATTTTCAGTTGCATCTCAGTTTTTCCTTCCAAGATATGAGTTCAATGCCTGTGAGATGGTGGTGGGGCGAGACTTTCTAGCCTCACCCCACCCAAAAAGACCTCGATCAGGCGGCCTTCACCGTGACCTTCGCGAAGGCAGCGGGCATACGCACCGCGAGCGCGAGGCGTTCCTTGGCGCGGATAGCCACGCGATCGAACAGGAAGTCATTCTCGTTCTCGAAGGCAGTCTCGACCTCGATTCCGCCCTTGCGATACACGGTCGCGGCCTGAGACGAACCCACGAGGATCGTGCCCACCGGGATAGCGCTGGTCTTAATGATCTGGGTTCCCCACAGCGGCGGGTCCAGAACCAAAGAATCAGAGCCGTAGGAACCAAAGAACGGGCCGCCAGCCAGGTACTGCCCATTGGCATCCTTGGACAGACGCACCTTCTCGTAGTCGGTCGGATGAATGACGATCGCATCGGGAACCATGCCGGTAACCGACTCGATCTTGATGATCGCCGAATAGATGGTGTCCAAAAGAGCCGCCTGAGTGGGGGCCTGGATCGCCTGAACACCCGAACGGTTGAGCAGGCCGACAATGTCGTTTGCCCCACTGCCGGTCAGCAGCTTCTTTTCTTCCACGATCGCCAGCTGACGCAGAAGGCGCGCGTTGATTTCCGACACCAGGAAGTCGGCATCATCAATCATTTCCTTCGACACCTTGATGTAGCCAGCGACCTTGCGCAAGGTCTCGGTCACCTCGTCATAGCCACCAAAGTGGAGCTGCGGGATAGCAGCGTTTTCTGCGACAGTCTCAAAATCACCTTCCAGGCCACCCGTGACCCTTTCAACGAAATAGGTCAGAGCGTTCGAGGAAATCGTGCCCGCCGCAAGCCAATCCGAAACCCACGCGCGGTCACGGAACGGCAGAACGTACTTCTTGTCGATATCCGGCAGGATCAGACGAGCCGGAGCAGTCGGCACAGTGTGAACATCGCTGGCCGCCTTAAACTCAGGTGCCGCGAGCGCGGATGCCTGCGATCCCATTACGGACTTGATGGAGGTCAGGTCGATGTTCTTCACGAAGTGTTCGCCGATGGACTTTGCGGCGTGAGTGTCGCGCAGGCGCTGAGCGTCGGTGACGTTGAAGGAGTCGATCAGGGCGTTTGCTTTAGATGCAGCCTTGATCTTTTCGTTCAGATCCTCGATTTGTGCGGCCTTTTCGTTGACCAGGATCACTTCATCCTCAGTCAGTTCGCGGGCTGCGGCCTTAGCTTCGGTGGCGATTGCCTTAGCTTCGCTAATCAGAGCGTCTCGGCGCTCGATCAGGGTCTTGCTCATGGTTTTCCTTTCATGCAAGTTGTAGTTTGTTTGGTGCTCTCACATTGAGGCGAGAGCGATAGTGGCAAGAGCGGTTTCGGGCTTGCATTTCTTGGCCTGAGTCGTCTCCTCCGCATTGACCTCATGAGTGGGTTCCTCTGCGTTGATCGGCTCAGGCTCCTTGTCGGCAGCCAGGTCACTCTTTCGTTCGTGTGCGCATGATGCGCAGATGGTGGGTTGGTCGGCTTTCACGCTGGTGATTTCCGTACTCGTGTTCGCCCCGATGGGGACGACAGAGACCTCGAAAATGGATAGGTCTCGTAGTTCATAGAATTGTTCCTCGAGGGTTTCTACCCACGCGGCCTCGTTGATCTCGTAGGCGAAGCTCATCATGGAGACGCGACCCTGTTTGATGAGGCGGTGAACGTATGCCGCATTCGGGTTTTCCAGGTCGAGTTGAACCTTGACTAAAAGACCGTGGTCGTCCTCGACGGCGCTGATGGTCTGCCCGATATTCATCATCGGGTCGTCCATTTTATGACCCCAATAACACGGGATCCCTGCCCCGTCTTTCCCGTAGGTAGCAAGGGATTTAGTGAATGCTCCTCTGGCTACAACGTCACCGTAGCTGTCGACATTTCCGAAAACGGAGGCGTAGCCGGTGAAAATGCCCGCGACGCCTTCTTCTTCGTTTGCAGCCTTGATCTCGAAAGACTTCGTTTTGATCTCGTTCACAGCTTTTTCTCCTTGGACAGTCGAAATGACCTCGCTACCTTCTGGCAGGGCTGGGACATTTCTGTACCAGTCCTCGATTTTTTGGATCGTCCCTTCCGGTCTTCCATCCGCGAGCGCGCGCTCGATGCATGCTTGAATACCGGGGTCGATCATGTGGAATACGCAGCCGTTTTCGGCCCAGGAGTCCACCATGTCTTGTGAGGCGAAAGCGTGGATTACCCACGAGTCGCTTTCAAGTTCGTAGGCTTTGGCGATTGCGGCGCGCCTGGCTGCCCACGCGCACTGGCGGATAGGTTCTGGGGCTTCGTGGCTGTGGGATGCTCCCAGCGCCTGAGTGAGCTTGTCGTAGTCCACCACAGGCTCATCTATGTTTCGGCGCGAGGCAACCCACGTGCTTTTCCCCGCGCACGGTGGTCCCAGCACGATATGAACTGTCATAGCGTTCCCTCCGTGATTTTGGGGGCCGGGCCGCCTTGGAAAAATGCCTCTGCCTCAAAAGTTGCCTCCGCAGACCACGAGGCCGCGAGCGTCGCATCGATTCCTGCTTTCACCAGGTCGGTTTCCAGTTCGCGTTTCCATCGGCCAGGGTCCCACCATGGGACTCCGCTGGCTTTCTTGGGTTCCACCGAGCGTTTCATGCGCTCAAACCATGAGGCGGCAACAACAGCGGCTTGCGCTTTAGGTTCTGTGGGACGGCCTTCTCCCCCATCGAGCGGCGAAGCGAGTCCTCCGACGAGGACATTTGCCGGAACGATGAGCTCATCGCCTCCTTCAATCGGAGGCAGGTTGGACAGTTTGCGTGTTTCGTTCCTGGTCATCCAGGGGCCGCCCGTGGCCTTGGACATGATCGCAGTCCGTTCTTCGAAGCTGCCGCGTAGTTTGGCTTCGACGTTGAACTCGACGAACACATCCGGTTCGATCCCTAAAGCCGGGAGGAGGAAGGAGTTAAACCGATCCTCGATCTTGCGGATGATGGGGCCGAGTGTGTCCGTGTAGAGAGATTGCCGGAACTCTTTCACATTGGAGTAATTCGCGTTGTCCAAGACTCCGACCATTGTTGGGTTGATGTGGAACACCTGCGCGCAGGTTTCCAAGGAGAGTTTCACCGACTCAGCCCACTGGGACTCCGCGGCAGTACGGGTTGCCCGCTCATAGCTCATGCCGTCTTCGAGGAGCATGTCCTCACCGGCCCTAGCTCCGCCATTGCCCATGTAGTCGCGAGCCATGCGCATAAACCGCTGGCGAGCGGCGTCATCCCAATCTGCTGCGTCCTTCGGGCGTCGGAAGAACCCTGCCATCCTGCCCTTGCGGCGCGCCACCTGGTTGCGTTCCATCCAGGCCGCGTGCTGCTCAGACAAGATCAGACGCAGAGTCTCAACCTTGGACACGCCACCGGAGGCTGCTCCTGGTGCCCATGAGGTGAAGCGGCACATCTCGCTTGGATCGACCTCGACGCGGTGCCCGTCGTTGAGGGGGTCCTGAAATGAAACGCTTTCGATCATGCCGAAGGCGTTTTCTCTCGTAGTCACCCACTTCGTGGGGATCACGCGAGTTTCTTTTGCATCGCGGTTCGTTGGCTGAGCCACCCACACCCACGCGCTGTCATACAAGGACAGTTCACCCACGAGCTGTTCAATGAATTCTGTGAATGTCTGCTCGCTATTCGGTCGGCGCAGCCAGTCAGCGACCAAGCCATCTCTCACCCTGGCGCGCTCTTCCCCATCGAGGCGGAAAGCATGCATCCCCAGCTGCGCGACGTTTTCAGCAATGAAGGTCACCACTGTGCGCAAGTGCGGCTGGGTCTTCCAGATTTCATCCGGGGCCATGCGCTCGGGGTCACCGCTTCCCACCCCGTACGTTGACATCACGAGCTGTACGTCTCGGCTGCGATACGGATCGCGCCCCATGAGGAAACCTGGGGTCGCTGAGCGCAAAAGGTTCGCGAAAGCCCGGAAAATATCAGGAATTGCCACCGCATTCACCTCCACCAATCTTCCTCTTTAACACGCGCAAGTTCAGCCCTAGTGGCCTCGCGCGCATCCCTCCACCAATCAGATTCCATACTCGAATACGCCGATATCTCAGCTTCTTCTTCAACGGGATTCACCAATGCGTACAGCGCCCACGATGCGGCCACCAAAGGAGCAATATCGCTTCGTGAGGCGTTACGATCCCACCCCTGAGCCTCCCCTAATTTCCGGGTCAAAGCGCCAGCTACAGCAAGATTCATAGCTGGCTGACCCAAGTGGCAAAGCCCGCGATCCCTCACCCGGTCACTGAACTGCCCAGTCGCAAACCCCAGTTCAGAGCCACGCAGCTTCCTGACCTTGATTCCCTCAGCCTCCAAGGGAGCAATCAGTTCAGCCGCCGCGCACCCGCGTTCTTGAAGCACGACCTCTTCAAGGTCCAACGCCTCAAGTAGCTCTTTGAGGTAGTTAATGACCCAGAACATGCCTTCGCGGTAGGCAACGGTCTCCACATGGAACAGTCCATCTTCGCGATAGCCAGCAACCGAAACCGCGCTCCACCGACGATCTGCGGACACGTCGATCCCCACGCAGATATCGCGCCCCGCATCCACTTGCGAGGCTGCATCCTCCAACAGTCGCCATTGCTCAACATCAAGGTAGGTCTCCACGTCAGCGGTCACCCACTGACACAGGTTCTCCGTACGAAAAGACGATTCCCTACCACCCCGAGCGTCAATGAGAGCAGCCAAAGGCAACGTGTACCCCAAAGACGGATTTGCCTGCGCCCATGCCTTAACATCATCGAGATCACACTCATCCGGAGCTGACCATTCGAACACCCCCATCTGTGTTCCTTCGTCAATCTCCGCAGTAGCTCGCGCGCGCTGTTCTTTCAAGACAACCGAGGATTCATCCCCCGCATTTGAAATCCCAATGACAAGACCATTAATGCGAGCCATCGTTGTATTTGCGATAGCCTCCCACGCATCCCATGTCTGTTGCTCTCGCAGCTCATCCATGAGAACCGTATCCACTGAAAGACCACGGCCCCCCTTACGATTGGCCGCAGCCACTTTCCAACGAGCTGTGTTCTTTTGAGAGTGGTTTAGAGGGTCAGAAAAAAGTCTGAGTTCTTCCTTCCCGTTGGACTCCATCACCTTGCAGATTTCCGTGCAGAGCGGCGAATTTTCAAGGAGGCTCACAGCATCCTTCCATACCTCACGGGCGATATCGAGGCTTTGAGCAGTGCCTAGCACAAGCTTCGTTTTCTCCACGAGGAGCCGGAAAAGGCAGATGACCTGCGCGATAGTGGATTTCCCGTTTTGCCGGGCGACACACACAATTACCGTACGGAATCGCAGCGTTCCATCTTTGTTCAGCTCGAACATATGGACAAGAAGCCATTTCTGCCACGGCAGAAGATGCAGACCCAGCATTTCTTCAGCAAAATCAATAGCCAAAAACCCCAGCGACGTTTCTCGCGTCAGTTTTCGCAGCGGTTTTGTCCACACTCGCGGCTCTTCACAGCCATAAATCAGCTTGGCTCGCTCATCAAGATAGCTGATCGGCCCCTTGAGGCTTGTCTTCTTCTTAGCTCTTTTTCGTGGCGCTTGCTTCCCCCTGGAAGTCGACGAGGCGACTGGCATGACCGGCTTCTTTCACCTGTTCCTTCACAGCTCGACGAGAAGCCGGAGTTGCTTCCAGTTCTCGCAGTCCATTCATCATGTGCGGCATCAAATACAAAGACTTCTGCTCCATCTCCAACGATCCTGATGCTGAGGCCGCATCAATGTGCTCAGCAATTCGTCGAATCAAAGCCGCGAGCGCTGCGTCTTTGTTCTCGTCGTAGACCTCAGAGCTGTTAATTGAGCGGTCTACGGCTTGGGTGAGAGTAAGGGCTCGATCGTCGTTTTGGGTTCCGTCGAGAGATCGACGAGCTTTTTGTATGTCCATGATTTGCTCTACGGCTTTCTGGTCGCCTCTCCTGGCTTTGGGCCATAGAGCCATGTGAAGCACGTCTAACCTGTGGAGTTCGAGTTTGCGCATGTCCTCTGCGTCGGGGTTTGAGGATGCGCGTAGTGCTCGAGTAGCTGCTTCTTCGGCTTGGGTTGCGTCCTGGTAGTGGAGTTTTTCTGCAATGGCTTCGAATGGTGCGCCTGCGCGCCATAGTGCGAGGGCTTCCGCGTCCTTTTGCGGGTTTT